AAATATCGTCTATTCTATCCCATCCGGTTGATATTGGATTGCGATTTTTTATTTGGAATCTTTCTTCAAAATCCTTGAGGTAATCATGGCCGAAATTGTTATCGGTTCCGAGTTTTAGAGCATCTTGGATAACTTTCTGTATCTCGTCGAAAGATGAAGTTTTGATGAGTTTTACCGATTTCATCATGGCCCCTTTTAGGACCTGTTTTCGGCAAAAATCAAGGGCATTATCTTTAATATATTGTGCCCCATCTATTTCCGAATCGGAAAGCACTTTTGCATAGAATTGTCTTATTTGTTTTTGGAGGGCATCGGAGTACTCGCCAAGCCCTGCGGAAATATGTGTCGCCATAATCTTGTAAGATGGGTGCATCTTATAATCACGGCGGTAATCTAATATTGTCTTGGCGAATACTCGCAAATACTCATATTGCAAAAATTCAAGACTTAATACTTCTGTGATTTGATCACAAAAGGGTCTATCTTGAAGCATCAAATGGCACAAGTCCTCTTGAAATGATTTTCCGAATCTCTGAAATGTTTCTTTGGTGTGTTCCATTTTTCCTCCAATGTTTTTTTAACTATGTAACATCTTTTCGTAACCTTGTCAAGTTACTCTTTTATCTTTCAAGTTTTTTTATTAAATTCCATAAGTCCGTGAAATTTATAGAACCTTGTCCGTCTTCAAAGAGCATTTTTGTGAAATTCATCTTATTACTCTCTGCCTCAAAACTGGCTATGGTGTAGTCAATTTTCTTTCTATTGAGTACCGAAATCGAGGGGTTATATAGCTGCATAATTGAATAATTTTGTTCTATCAAAAGTTGACCCTCGATAATCTTATTGTGTGCAACTTTCTTTTTTTCTACACTCTCACAATATTCGACCAATTCTTCCAATTCGTATTGTTTCGACTCGGAGAGGAATGTAAAATTTTTGGCGATGGTTTTTAACCCTACTCTGCCGACTCCCTTGAGATTATCTGAAGCATCCCCCGCTATTGCTCTAGCTAGTGCAAAGTTGTTGGGGTGGATTCCAAACCTATATGCAATTGTTCCCTGTGTTTCTAAAACATCTTGCACTGGACGATAAACTGCTGTGTCTTCATCACACAACTGGAAGAAATCCTTATCGCTTGAAATGATAATCTTCTGCCAATCTTTATAATGCTTGTGACGAGCAACAATCGCAATCACGTCGTCGGCTTCAACACCGTCATAAGTCAATTGTATCATAGGTAGCTCGTTTAAATATTCAAACAAGCGAATCTGTTGGTGAATTTTGTTTTGTTCTTGGCTCTTTGGGTCCAAGTCAATCATGCGACGATTAAAACGAAGAGGCTTCCTACCTTCTTTGTAGTTCTCGTTCTGTTGTTTCTTTCTTTGAGAGCCGCCGATACCGTCCCAGCAGATAATCACTTCATGGGGTCGGCATTGTCTCATTATTTTCTGTAGAGACTTAAGAAACCCTATGGTTCCTCCGATTGGAATACCGCTTCTATCCATAGTTGGTGAGACCACATAGTTCCGTATGAAAGTGTTTAAGGCATCAATAATTAATAATCTTTTCTTCTCGCTCATATCCACCTCGTTACTTTATCAAATAGTTCTTTAGTTTCTTCGCGTTTCATTCGGAAAGCAGTTCCCCTATCTCTAAGGCGATTGGTATCTTTATTTAGCCACATTCTTAAGTCCACCTTCATCTTTCCTTGTTTTAGCAGTTTAATAACCTTGGTAAGACTCAAGTTGTTGCAGTAGTATACCTCATTATATAAAAATCTCTCCGGTTTTCCTCTCTGCTTTTGTCGCTCTGCGAGGACCATTACCATATCGGTAAATTTCTGTCTGTACCGGAAACGAATAACTTCCAAAGGGTATTCTGCCAAGTCTTCATTGTTGGAGCCTTTTAAGAAAAGATTGGAGTTCCTTACTTCTAATTTTAGACCCTGTGGTGTTTCTTTACCACATTGCAAAGTTGAATAGCAATTGATTCTTTCTGGATTTTCAGAACATTGTTGTCCGTATTTTCTAATTATATCTCTTGGTTTTACAATCCAGATCGGACTTTGAGAGAAATGAGTTTTTAATGAAGTACTTTCTTTCCGCATTCCTTTGATTTCAAATTTGCCATCAATATCTGCTGCGGAATCATTATTTTCATCAATGCCTAATAAAGTTTCCAATGTATAACCGATTCCGGTGTTGCCGGTGCGAAGACTATCAACCCATCCCATGTTTTTGATTTCATGAAGTTTGCTTTTTAATTCAATATTGTTCATTATAATCTCTCCGGGGAGTTTGAAAGGTAAACGTGCTTGGCTAATGAATCAGATTGACCAACTTTATCGGTAATATAACTCGTTAATTTGTGATAAGAAGAAAATTCTTTTAACTCTCCTCCACTATAACACTTAAACACTCCCAATTCTCTAATAACATCGCATTTATTGATAACCAAGTGAGTTGTTCCTGTTCGTCTCGCGGCATCAATCATTAAATCAACATTGAGCCAGTTGCACTTTCTTTTCCGACCGGTTGTTACTCCAATTTCACCCCCTAGATCGCCCAATTTAGCCAATTCTTCGTCTTTTAACAGTTTATCGGGGAATAGTGGGTCCACACCGGAACGGGTATCATATAACTTGGATATGCCCCATATACGACGAATTTTCTGTGGGGGAAACCCAAGAGAACAAGCACCATAAGGAAGAGTAATTGAGGAAGTTACATAAGGGTAATTACCGTGATCTATGTCTAGATAATAACCTTGTGCTCCTTCGCAGAGAATCTTACCGCTGAGTTTTTCATCCCATATTAACTCTTCTGGGAGAATATCTTTTGCTAGTTGTCCGGTTCTAGCCATTTTATCTGAATAACAAGGGGCAATTCCTTTTGAGGTTGTCCCAAGTTTCTTTGCTAATTTCTTTTTATCGTCTTTGATATGTTTATCGGTGACGATATGGGCTCTTGGAGAAACCTTAACCAAAGAAGTATCAAAACCGTGCTCTTTAAGGTAGTCCAACTCTTCTTGTAGGGACTTTGGGTGAACTACACACTGAGGTCCGATAATTGATTTGATCCCGTGGAATACACCAGAGGGAACAAGATGAGTCTTGTATTTTTTACCTTTGAGGAACACAGTATGTCCCGCATTATTTCCGCCAGCCCAGCGGCAAACATAATCATATGATTTGTTTTTTGCAAGATGTGAAGTTATTTTTCCTTTGCCAGTGTCTCCCCAAGAGAGATCGGCAACAATATCTACATAATGTATTTCTTTCATGAATACCTCCGTTGTTTTTATATTATATCACAATATTATCATTTGTCAAATAAAAAACCCCGAAATTAATCGGGGCTCTTGTTATCCAAACATAGAAGACCTATTACGAATCTTTTTTATACTTGTTGACAAACTCATCCTCTAAAACTCCCATTACGGCGGCTTTAAAGTTTTTATCTTTTAGTTTCTCAAGCCAATCTTTGGATTGAAACTTATACTCTTTGCCTTTCTTATCTATGATGGTTTTCCAAGCTCCAGCGACCTTATAACGATCGCTTTTAACCGTTCCCAAAGCATGAAGCCATGATTCTTCATCTGCGATTCTAACATTTTGACCACCCCAAAGCACATCAAATGTACATTGCCTACCATAACCGGCAGAACGAACCTTCTTGATCTGAGCTTTGACCTCGGACCCAATTTGTGTTCCATTCTCATCAAGTACCTTACCGGCTTTTGCTTTACGACGGGTAAGCCAAATACGAAGAGCACAATGGAACTCAATAGCTTTACCGCCGGGGGCAAAATAAGGTGTGGTCATTGCTTCTGCTACATTAGTTGTAATATTAGTTTTCAACTGATTAATAAGCAAAAGTGTTGACTGTGTTCTTTCCAAAGGAACTTGCAATTTAGCAAATGCTTTTGTAAAGATCCTCGGCTTCATAGCCATACTTGATTGGGGGTTAAAATCTCCCTCTACATCTTTCTCCGCCGGGGTTGCAGCAATAGAGTCCCAAATAAACAGTAGCTGTTCGTCGGGCCATTGTTCCATTAGATATTCAATAGAGGTAAGAACCATCTCTACTGATGTCGCTTGAATATATAGGATTTCATTTTTATCGCAGCCTGCTTTCTCCAAGAAATCAGCATCAACTGCTGCCTCTGAATCAAAGTATATAACCTTCATTCCCTTCTTGTTAGCATTCGCAGCAATAACAGCAGCCATAAAAGACTTACCTGCTGCGGATAGACCCGCTAACTCTGTGATTCTTCCTACGGGAATTCCAGCGGTTTTCCCCGGATAGATCATCCAATCTAGAATAGTTGAACCCGTTGAAATCCAATCTTTAATACATGCTGGATTTTCATGATTTAGATCATATGCGACTTCAATACCAAGCTTTTTATTAATTGCTTTCTTCATGTCGCCAATACTAATTTTTCCCGGTTTAGTCGCCATTTGTATTACCTTTCCCAATTGCTTTCTCCGTTAAATAGAATGAGGCATCTGTAAACCCATGCCTCCCTGTGGTGTTTTTTTATTCTATTCAGCTTCTACTGCTGAATCTTCTTCTACTGCTACTTCTGCTTCTTCGCCTGTGTCTTTGTCCCAACATGCGACAAGTAGTGCAGCTATCATGAAATACTTCATGTTTCTCCTCCTGTTGTTTCATTATTCTCGCCAGTTTGTACCACTTCGATTTCAAAATTAAGTGTTTGTCCAGACAAGGGGTGATTAAAATCTAGTGTTACATCCTCATCAGTAAACTCTACCATCTTAGCTGGAAAGGGCTTGCCTTGAGGTGACTTCATTTCCACCATCACACCAGCTTTAAAAGCAAAATCTGGTGGAAAATTAGATTTAGGCACTTGGCGCAAGAGGTTTGGATCGGGGGGGCCATATGCCTGATCCGATGTAATGGAAACTTTTTTGGTATCTCCGACTTTCATTCCAATAACCGCATTATCAAAGCCATTAATGACTTGGCGGTCGCCCACTTTGAAGAACAAAGGGTTTCCTCTGGTTCTAGAGTTGTCGAATTCAGTTCCATCATCAAGTGTTCCAACATAGTGAACACCTATTACTTCGCCTTTTGTTACTACATTCATTTATATCTCTCTTTAAAAATTAAAAGAGGCATCTGTAAACCCATGCCTCCCTGCGGTAAGAACGGGGCGCAATTTATAATCCGCTGCGCCCCTATAGCGGATTTGTACTTAACCGTTCATAAACTTTTGAAAAGCGGCATCTACCTTGCTTTCAGTATTATATTTAGATGTCTCCGAAGACCGGGACTCACTATTTGCATCGGAGGAAAGATAATCATCCAACAAGGCTTGTACCTCTACGGTAGTTCGTCGTTGGAAGAGAGTGTCAATCTCCGGAACAGAGCTAACCAAATCATCACAATTTGCCACAGCATCATCACATAAAACGGATGGTCGCCTTCTTGGTTTCAATTGTGTCTTTGGGAACGATCCCGGTGTATTGGGGACCGTATAGGTTAGTACAATATCAGTACCTGTTTCTGGATGAGTAATATCACCATAGTCAGGGTCCAATACATAACCCAAAAGGGTTTCATATGCGGTCTTACCATAAGACCAAACTTTTACTCCAGAAGACTCTTGGCCTCGCACCAAGACTGGAGAGTAATAACGTTTGCGAACAAACAACTTCTTTGCTTCTCGTTTTGCGGTGTCGTTATTGTTTTGAACACCGTCTCGCCACAATTGTGATGCAAACTCACAGATCGGACAGTTTTCGCCGTCATTTTTCTTTGGACAGTAAATGCCGGGGTTTCTGCCTACATTATAATGAAAATGATACTCCTTGAAGGGGTCGCCATCTTCAGTCGGCATAAGGCGAATGGTTTGATCGCCCTCTTGTGGTCGCCATTTGGTGCTATTTTCTTGCTTCTTGCCGCCATTTTTGGAAGCTTCAAGCTTTTCTCTCATTTTGTCTAAATTTAAAGCCATTGTAATTTCTCCTAAGTAATTAAAGTTTTTGCCGTTTCAGGCTAAAGTCGGGGGGCAAAAGCCCCCCGCTATTTATATTATAACATATTTATGCTTAACTGTCAAATGAAAATTGAACTGTTTTTTGTGAAAGTTGGCCAATTTGTGTATTACTGTTAAATGTTCGCCAACCATTCGCTTGTACATCATAAACTGTTTCCATACCCTCCGAAAGTTTACGTTTTTGTCCTCCACTAAATACAGAACTTGGAACATCACTCTCACGAATGAAAGTCATTTCACGGGTGTTACCTCGTTTAGTTACAAAAGTTCCGGTATATGCAGTGTAATTTTTCATTTTTTCTCCTATTTTGTTGTTTTTTGTTTTGTCTTTATCGACTCTTTGAATATAACATAAAATCATTTTTTGTCAAATGATTTTTTTATATTTTTTCTTGAATGAAGTGTGTGGACTTAATTGAATAGAAAAATGATTTCTCATGTGGAGAAGAAAAGATAGCAAAAGATGAAAAAAGACTTTTTTCTTTGTCTTGAGCTACCCTATCTTTAATCGACATTAACAAACCACTCTCCTGATGTAAGTCATCTTCATTGATACTATACATGTAACCAGATTCAGTTATATTGTCAAGGGGAAATAACAACTTTTCTTCATCTTTTTCAAGAAGACCAATTGAAAATGTTCTTATCCGAGACACTTCTTTTGTCTCGGCTATTGTTCCGAGGACTGGTTCTGATTTTTTAAAGTATTCGTATGTTTCAATAATGTTAGCAATTGTTGTATTTGCATTTCTATAAACATCACTAATTGGCCCCTCTCCTGTAATATCAACTAATGCTGTATTTGAAACAAGGTAGAGAGACTCTAAGAGCCCTGATCGAGCAAACTCTTGTAATATGTTAAATGCTACTTTATCTTGCTTTGTTTGAATTGGTGTGGATAAGAGAGGGTCTGGGATTAAATAAACAACATTTAGCTTTTTATTTTTTATCTTCTCCAAGATTCTCAAAGTTGCACCCGAAGTTTTAGAAGCCCCACAAACAAATATCCAACACTCTTTTGCTGAAAATGTAAGTTCCTTTTTCAATGAGGGGCACTTG